CTTGCTGGAGTAGCCACTGGCCGACTGCGCTGCATCGCCTTCCTTCACGTCCTTGCACAGGTCCATGACCCAGCGCACGGCATCAGTGATGATCTGCGGCAGACCAATTTCAGCCTTGATCGTGATGCGGCCCGCTGCGATTTTCGAATCTTCGCCATGCCGCGCAAGTTCACCGGACAGTTCGACCGAGCAGAAGCGCGAGTCAGTCAGGTCGTAGTAGGACCACATATCGAGCGGGTTTTCGACAGCATGAAAACCTGATTCGCAAGCAACGACCGGTCCTTCGTGAACATACGTCTTGCCGATTTCGAACTGGAATCCACGGCACGTCAGATCGTTTTTGAACGCCTTGTACGCTACGACGACTTTTTCTTCGGACATCAAATTCTCCTGGTGTTTTGTTTAGGCTTCGATCGCGAGATATGTCTGAATCTGCCGGTCGATCTCGGTGACGCGCGCATTGAACTCGTCCGCAAGTTTCTTCTTCTTCCGTTGAAGATTCCTGACAAGTCCTTCGCGCGGGTCAAAGTCGTCGGGCACTTCGAATTCGATGGTGTGCTTGCCAAGCAGAATCTTGTCGCTGCCGTACTGCGAGGCGTCGTACTCGCGAAACACGAATTCGAACTTGCCTTCGTAGTCGTTCTTTGACGCGAGGATGAAACCGTTTTGGACAATCTTCATGTTCAGTCTCCGTTGATACGTGTACGTTGCTGGCCAGCGCCGCGAATGAACATGAGGAAAACGGCTGCTACGATGGGCCAGAGGATCAGTCCTATGGTGAGTGCGCTCATGTCTTACCCCCAGACCACGTCGCGGAAGTCGACTGTCCTGCGGATCAGCCAGTGGCGGCGCAGCTCGGGCGCGTCCATGTCAGGACAGCAGATCTCCATGTACGCATTCGCGAGCAGAACGAGGACCGTGTGAAGCGTTGAGGTTTTCATGATTGATCCTCCTCGAAGTAGCCCTCGCCGTAGTCGGCCAAGCTCAGTTCCTTTTCCTTCTGCTCAACCAACCGCTGAATCGCCGCGTCGAAAATCTCCTGCAGCTTCGGCATACCCCTTGAGTACTGGAGATACGCCGTCATCAGTTCCTTGCCCGTCAGCACGGCGGCCAGTTCTTCGAGGATTTCCTCGTCGGTGATCGAGCGCTCGATGGCGCAGCGGCGGTCGTAGGCGGCGTCGGCGGCTGCGTCGGCGGCTTCGAGGTCGCGGTCAAAGAGCCATCCAGCGTCGCGAAGCATGCGGCCGGTGGGGATTACGAAGGGGGTGCTCATGTCAGTAGTCTCCAGAGATCAGACGGAGAGCGATCTTGCGAGCTTCGTCCGTGCACACGTCGAATGAAAACGGAGTTAGAGGGTTACGCCTCCATTCCAGATGCATTTGCAGAATGAATGCGGTAGCGCTCATTGCATTTCCCAAAGAATGACGGGCTCGCGGTACAGAAACGACTGCCCGTCGAGATACGGCTTGTACGTCTCGACAAGAAACGTGTGGCACGTGCAGCAGGAGAAGAGGAGGAAGAGCATTTGGGTCTCCGTGCGCCGTCGTGGCGCCATGGAGAAATAGTAGCGAACGGTACGCTGTAGATCAAGTAGCGTAGGCTACTAGTCGGTATTGTATTTTTTTATCGCGGAGATAGTAGCGATAGAACCTAAAGCTACCAGAGACGGGCATGAAAAAGCCCGCGCGCGGCGGGCTCATGAGATGCGGAAGAGGGGGATTAGATCAGTTGCCGCCAGCCAGTCCGGAACCGGAGCGATGAATTACTTCGCCGACGATCTTTACGAGGTCCATGCTTTCCGCATGAACATCGCGATCGGGGTATTTCGAGTTATACGAATGCAGGCGGATTCCGCCGCCTACCTCCTTGAATATCTGCTTCACCAGCGGCTCGTCCTCGAAATAGATGGCATATACGTGACCATCACGGATGTGCGTTCTGGTGATGTCGATCATCATCATGTCACGATTGAACAGGTACGGTTCCATGCTGTCGCCATGCACGGTGAGTAACCTGCAATCCTTCGGCTTTGCCCCCAAAGCCTTGAAATACCCGATATCAAACGGTAGCGCTTTCTTTTGACGCACTTCCCACTGAATCACGCCGGACCCCGCAGAAAAACGATAATCATAGCGGTCGATCCAAACCCGATTTTCGTCGTGTTCAAGGTCTTCGGGCCGCTCCCAAGTAAGAACATTACCTTTACCTTCAGGGAGCAGTTCCTTAATTAAATCGTTTGCTGTGCCTCTTTTCGGCGCATCGCTACCATCAGATGTGTGCTCATTGTGGGTAGGTGCGCCCGCGATTAATTCGCGAGACGTGAACCATCCTTCCATGCTAGGTAAAGACTCGATCTTCCTTATCGTCTTTTCTGTTACAGCCTTCCCTCCGGCCAGCATTTGGCGCACGAACGCGCCGTCCTTATAGCCAAGTAGACGGCCGAACTCCGTCTGATTCCCCTCCGGCTTATCCGGGGTCCCCGTGACCTTTTCTATGGCGCCCCGCAGCAGGTCAATCCGCAGGCGCTGGAGTTCGAGTTCATTCATGTCGAAAGCGTAGCACGCGCTACGCGTACCATTCGGTGCTTGACGCCCATACCAATCGCTACTATCATGGAACCGTTCGCTACTGATAGACGGCCATGAAACTCGACGAATACCTCAATTCTCCCGGCGCGCTCAGCATGACCGAACTGCGTCTCAAGATGCGCGCGCTCGGTTATGCGGTCAAGAGCAATGCGCAACTCCGTCAGTGGCGCTACGGCTACGAAGACCGCGCGCCGAGTCCCGAGAACTGTGTCGGGCTTGAGCTGGCTACAGATGGCGCGATCAGCCGGAAGGAACTGCGACCTAACGATTGGTGGCTTTTGTGGCCCGAACTCGATGGCGCATCCATCGAACGCATGAAGGCTTCTGACGACGTTCAGCCCCCTTTGGGAGGAACTAGTCGGAATACTAAAGAGGCTCGCATGGGGGCGGTCTAAATGGGCCGAAAACGAAAAGACCACACCGCAGATCCGATCTCGATTCGCATGGTTGAGCTTTACAAGGCCGGCATGACTCTCGCACAGATTGGAGAGATATACGGAGTCACTAGAGAGCGTGCTCGTCAGCGGATTTCGAAATTTGGTCTCACACGCATTGATAGCGGCCGAACAAAGTCTATCGAGCAAAAGCGCGCAGCCCGTTCCATCGCCATAAATGCGCGCGCAGATGCTCGCTGCTTGCGTACATATGGTTGCACCTATTCGGCTCTTGAGTCGCTCTTGGGTGAAAAGGTATGTATCACAAAAAACAAGGCTACTGCTGCGTATCGACACCAGAAGAATAATGCCGATAAGCGTGGAATCGAATTCCCCATCACCTTCCCGCAGTGGTGGGGAGTCTGGCAAAAGTCCGGAAAATGGGATGAAAGAGGACGAGGTCAGTACGTTATGGCCAGGAATGGTGATGTTGGTTCCTATTCCGTTGGAAACGTCTACATCTGCACTCAGAGCCAGAATTCGAAGGATAGCTATAACAAAACTCCGGGAATCGTGAGAGCTGCTAAGGCAGAAATCCGCAAGCCGAAGCTTGGTAGAGGAAAGGGTTGGTCTTATGACGAACGTAATAAATCCAATCCGTATTTCGTGAGCGTTGGCAAGTCGTACGTTGGCTGCTATGCAACAGAAGAAGAGGCGCGAGCCGCTTATCTCGCCGCCTGCGCAGAAAGAAGAAAGAAACTCCTCGCAGTGCTTGAGGCTGCGTAATAAGAAATTTGATGGTTGGGGGTTGGTTTTCATGTTGGTCTGGATGTAATGGAGCAATTGGTATGGCTCCATTTTTATTTCACAGGGTCCGTCAACTCAAATCAACTGAACTCAACCATCATCAAAGGAGCATCAAATGCAACGGGAAATGGCTGTTTTGGGCGAGCCACGCAAGCTTTCGGACGCCCCCATTGATCTCGTAAGGCTGTGTGAAGACGAACTCGATGCGATCCGCCTGTGCATTCAGCTGGGCCGGTTCACGCATGAATTCATCTGCAAGGAACTGTCGATCGACAAGGGGCATTTCAGCCGGATCATGAGCGGCTCTGCTGGCTTCCCGACTCAGAAGCGCCTAGCACTCATGCGCATCTGCGGGAACCGGGCGCCGATCCAGTACGAGGCTATGCACGCTGGTTGTGACCTAATCGAATCAAAGGAGGCGCGCATTAAAGCGCTCGAAGAAGAGTTGGCAAGAACAAGGGCTGCGTAAGAAAGAAACACGGCGAGGGTAGCAATGTCACTTCGTATCAAAGGCTGGAACAAATTCCAGCATTTCAAGGATCGCAAGCCGCCCTGGGTGAAGTTGTACAGGGACATTCTGGACGACATGGAATGGTTCGAGCTTGATCCTGCGGCAGCAAAGATTCTGGTGATGTTGTGGTTGATTGCAAGCGAGTCAGATGGTGAGTTACCCGATAACAAGACGCTAGCGTTTAGGCTTAGGTGTACTACGAGTCATGTTAGCGACGCGATATCAAAGCTTTCTCATTGGCTGGAACAGGATGATATCAGCGTGATATCAGAGCGATATCAAGATGATCCTCTAGAGACAGAGAGAGAGACAGAGTTAGAGGAAGAGAGAGAGGCAGAGACTTCTGCGCCGAGCGAAAAAATCTCGCTCGACGCCGACGGAAAGTGGAGCGGAGTGCCGGATCGTTTGTTGGCGACTTGGAAGGAAGCCTATCCAGCCCTTAGCCTGGATGCGGAGCTATCGAAAGCTGCCGCTTGGATCATCGCCAATCCAAAGAACAAAAAATCGAACTACGCGCGGTTTCTGACGAACTGGTTGTCGAGGGCGCAGGACAAGGCGCCCGCTCAACGGGCGACGCAGTTCCGGTCCTACCCTGACAGAAACGCGGACGTGATAGCTGGACTCACCGGAAGGAGCCGACGAGATGAACGAGATGACCGAACAATCGACATGCCGACCTGACTGGCCCTTGAACGCTGTGCCGCGCTCGTGGGTGGAAGCCCTGTTCTCGAAGATGAGCGCGTTCTACGGAAACAAGTTCGCGGTGATGTGGCGCGGCTCGAATGTCGAGGAAGTACAGAAGGCATGGGCGGTCGAACTGAATCGCCTGTCGCGCGAGCAGATCAAGGCCGGCACGGATCAGCTTATCGACCTGGTTGATGCGCCGACGCTGCCGCAGTTCATCGCGCATTGCAAGCGGGCTCGACTGGAGCAGCACAGCGCGCCTCAGTTGACAGACCAGACGCGCGCAGCGCCGGAAGTGGTCGCGGAGAACATGGACCGGATCAAGGGAATCGTTAAAGGCCTGACGGCCTCGAAAGTGGTGGATTGAGAAATGAGCAACGTTATCGACTTCTATAAGCCTGAGCAGATCGTCAAATCGATCACGGTAAATCTGTCCAACGTCGGTGGCGTCTACATCGACGCGCCGTTTGAGAGGTCAGCGGAGGAACTGAAGATCGCGATGGACATGATGCTGGAAGCGGTATTCATCCTGCGCGAGGAACTTGGTCAATGCCGGCTGAAGAAGGTGCTGGAGGAACAGAATGCCCGCACCTAACCTCCCGCACATCGCCGAATTTCTGAAAGACCGCCCGCTTGGCGCCAGCACGAGAGAGGTTGCAAGGTTTCTCGAAACGACCGAAGAGAGCGCACATCAATCTCTCGACAGGATGTTTGCGCGCGGACAGGTTTTGAAGGGCCTAGGCGACCGTCTGGACGCTCCGTGGACCTTGGCCAAGGGCGAGATAACCCCGCCGATATTCAAGGCCGTAGAAACGCTATCTGCAATGCAGGAACTGATGCGGGGTGGGAAGTGAACTGGAAGTTCATGATTTCTGGTCCGACGTGTATCAGCCTGAGCGGCGGGCGCACGTCAGCCTATTTGCTCTGGCTTCTGTTGAAAGCTAACGGTGAATTACCGGAAGACGCACTTGTGCTGTTCTGCAATACCGGAAAGGAAGAAGAGGCGACCCTTAAATTCGTCCAGGAGATTGGCTGCCGGTGGGGCGTGCCGGTTAAGTGGCTTGAATATCGCGGCGATGGCGAATTTGAAGTCGTCACGTTCGAGACTGCCAGTCGCAACGGAGAACCCTACGAGGCAATCATCCGTCAGCGCGGCGGCATCCTGCCGAACCCGGTCGCCCGCTACTGCTCCAGCGAAATGAAGACGCGCACGATGCACCGCTATCTGCGTTCGATCGGCTTCACGGAGTGGGACACGATGCTCGGCATTCGGGCCGACGAGCCGAAGCGGGTCGCCACCTTCCGTCGCAATCCGCATCCGGAGACGAAGGATGAAACTGTTCTGATTCCACTGGCCGATGACGGCGTGACTGCGGGTGAGGTTGGCGCTTTCTGGCGGCAGCAGGACTTCGATCTTGGCTTGCCGAACATTGGCGGCAAGACGATGCACGGTAACTGCGACCTGTGTTTTCTGAAACCGGCTCATCAAGTGTTCAGTCTGATCGCCGAGAAGCCATCGCGCGCCGTCTGGTGGGCCGAGCAGGAAAAGAAAGCCGAACAAATCACTAGCGGCAATGGTCGCCGGTTCCGCGCCGAGCGTCCGAGCTATCAGCGAATGGTCGAATACAACGAGCAACAGGCCGTCATGTTCGACCATGACGAGGAATCCATTTCATGTTTGTGCGGGGACTGAAATGAGGGCCACGCTCAAGCCTCGCAAGTGCGCCGCCTGCAATGCGGTGTTCACGCCCGGCCGGTCAATGCAACGCGTATGTTCTGTTGCCTGCTCGATCGTTCACGTCCGCAAGCTAGCCGACAAGAAGGCAGCAAGAGCGAAGCGTGACGAACGGAAATCACTCCGCGAGGCACTGGAGAAGGCCAAGACGCGCGGGACGCATCTGCGCGAGCTGCAAGCGGCGTTCAATGCGTGGATAAGGTGCCGTGACGCAGGATTGCCGTGTATCTCATGCGGACGGCCGGCGTCATGGCAGGGGCAATGGGATGCGGGTCACTTCATGTCTCGCGGATCATCGCCGGCTCTGCGCTTCGACCCGGCCAACGTCCATAAGCAGTGCCTTCCGTGCAACCGTCACCTCTCAGGTGATCTGGTTCGATACCGCGTCAATCTGGTCAAGAAAATAGGCCTGGCGGAAGTCGAGCGACTCGAAGGGCCGCACCAACCATTGAAGCTAACCCTCGCGGAGATCATTGAGGCGAAGCAATTTTACCGTGCCGAAGTCCGGCGCATGAAGCGGGAGGCAGCGTGAAGGGCGGCGAATGCTATGTGGTGATTTCGGAGCGGGATGACGCCCATGATGGGCAAATTCGATTGCATGAAGGGGGGGCGCAATGTGTTTCTTGCATAAATGGTCCAAATGGCAGACCACTGAAAGTGGTGGAACCTATCGCCGCAAGTTCGATGTAACTGGATTCGTGAAATATCCAGTCGGACGTTACGTGATCCAGACGCGGGAATGCACCAAATGCGGGAGAAAGGAGATTCGCGAGGAATCGACATGACCCTCTCCACCCTCCATCTATCCCAATTCTCAATTCATCAAACCCGTATAGGAGAACAGCATGAACCTGCAACCCCATCAGCAACGCGTCGTCGACGAGAAAACCGAACTCGATTCGAAGATTGAAAAGCTCGCAGCTTTCGTCCAACCGGCGAACGCTATTTTCCAATCGCTTCCCGATGCCGAGGCTGGGCGATTGGTCTATCAGCTATCGATCATGCAGGAATATTCGAGCGTGCTCGGGCAGCGCATCGCAGCTTTCTGACCTCAAACAACTGGAGAGCACGGTATGAATTGCCCGACTACCGCAGACAAGATCGCATCGCTCGAAGCCCGACTGGCTCAAGCAGAGTCGCGCATTGCGCAGCTTGAGGGCGCTCACATGGTCTACGGACAGATTGCAGACAAAGTCACCCCAAGTCTTCCAATCCTTCCGCCGACGCCTTTCACGGACACGACTGCGAAGTGCGGCAAGTGTGGAATCACGCTCTCGCCGGTGATGTCGTACTGCTGCTCGCGTGCTGACTGCCCGTGCGGTCTTGGTGGGTTCTCGTGTGAGGTGAAGGCATGACGCCCGAACAGGCCCGCGCCATCGCCGCCCCGCAGCTCGACCCAGCATGGAATTGGCCCATGTCCGAAGACGCGCGCAAGTGGGTCGAGTCCGTCGAGGCTCAGCAGAAGCCGAAGCACGAGCGGCAGTTTGACCGGGCGCAGCACGACCTGTTTATGCATTCTCTAGGATGAAGAGAAATGAATATTGATCATTCTGGCGAAGTCTATGGAAGATTAACAATAATCGGGTATTCGCATCATGGCGGGAAAGGGAGAAAAAGGGCACATTACTTATGCAAATGCAAATGCGGCTCAGAAAAAATCATTCTTTACCAATCTTTGAGGGCGGGTCTAACAGTTTCCTGCGGATGCTATTCTTCTGAAATATCTAGAAGAAATATAAGAAATGCTCACAAAGTTAATAGGCGAAAGAATTACAGTGGGATTAGATATGGGAGGCTGATAGCAAAGGATTTTTCACACTCAGACGATAATGGAAGAATATATTGGAAATTTCTATGCGACTGCGGTAGAGAGTCAATATCTAGAATAGATATGGTAAAGAATGGGCATACAAAATCTTGCGGATGTTATATGAAAGATGTGAGCAGAGATAGAATGCTATGCATAAAGGGGTACGGAATAATAAAAGACAACCATTCTCTCTATGATGCAAAAATTATACAGTTAAAAATAGCGGCTTTTATAAGGGATATAAATAAATGAAAAACATAAATGAATTGAGAAACGAACTTGCCAATGTATTTTCTGACCTGCGGTCCGGCAAGATTAAACCTCAGGAGGCATCGGAAGTGAACAATTGCGCTGGAAAAATCATAAGCGCTTGCAAGGTCGAACTGGAATATTATGCGTTGAGAAAAGAAATACCAAAAATACACTTTCTCAGTAATGAACAGGTAATGGTTACGAAAGTAGTGGACGGGAAAAAGACAGAAGGATAAATGGGGAAGAGAATGGACGACAACCAGCAACTAGACGCCTTTTGCATTGAATGGTCAGCATGGCATCGCTCGCGCCGTCTGTTCGCTCCGCCGATTCCGCAGAACATCCTGGCTCGCATGCGGCCGCAGCCCGTCAGAGAGGTTCCTGATGCGATCCTGAGCGCTGACATGAGCTATTTCAACCTGGCGCTTCTGAGTCAGCCAGAGGGGAAAGGCAAGCAGGCGTTCTATTACTACTACCTGCATCAGCTTCGTCCAATCAAGACGGTGGCCGCCGAAATGGGCTTCTCGGTACAAGCCTTCTATAAGGCAATGCACAAGACGCGCGGCGAGGTTTACCGCTCGTATCACCGCATGATCTATGGATCAACCTTAGCGGTTGATAAGATCGTGGTTTATGAAAAGACTGAATAACGGTACGATTTCAGTAGAGTAGTGTAAGTGCCAGTCACGCAACGGTTGGCGTTGCAGATCATCTCCGGATTGGCCTTCGTCTCGCATCACGTCTCCTCCGGTGTTCATACACCCTTCGCCCGCCTTGAGCGGGCTTTTTGTTTTGGGGCAGCACATGGCTAAGCTCTCATCCGGCGCGCGCAAGGCGCTTCCAAAGTCCGACTTTGCAGGCCCGGACCGCTCGTATCCCGTGCCCGACAAGAGCCACGCCGCAAACGCAAAAAGCCGCGCGAGCCAAGCCGTGAACGCTGGCCGCATGTCGCCGTCGACGGAAGCGAAGATCGACACCAAGGCAAACAAGGTACTCGGCCAAAAGCCCCAGCGCGGCGAGCGCACGGCGAAGAACAACGAAACGCGGCATCCCGGCTCGCATGATGAGTGGCAGAACATGGAGTGATGGCGTGCTCTTCCTCGCTGGCGGCGTCCTTATCGGATGGCTGGCGGGCGCAGTGATTTCGTATGTCGTCGCATTCGTTGCGAAAGGCATCTGGAAGCTAATCAAACTCATTCGGAGCGCTACCCGATGACGGGCGCGGCAAAGGAATGGCTAGACCAACAGCGTACAAAGAAGAGTACGCAGATCAGGCATACAAGCTATGCCTGCTAGGCGCGACGGATAACGAACTGGCCGATTTCTTCGGCGTCACCGAGCAAACTGTCAATAACTGGAAGCATTCTCACCCCGCGTTTTTTGAGTCCATCACGCGAGGCAAGATGTCTGCGGACGCTCAGGTTGCCGAAAGTCTGTTCAAGCGCGCCAACGGGTACAGCCATGCGGCCGAGAAGATCATGGTTGTTGCCGGCGCTGTGGTGCGCGAGAAGTACACAGAGCATTACCCGCCTGACACTCCAGCTGCTTCGCTGTGGCTGCGCAATCGCCAGCCTGAGAAGTGGCGAGACAAGATAGATCACGAGCACACCGGAAAGAACGGTGGTCCGATCAAGAGCGTCACAGAGTTCGTTCTCGCGCCGTTCACAGCGGAAGGGGATGCGTGAAGCTGCGTATCGAGATGCCCGCCAAGCTGATCCCGGTATTCCAGGGGCCAGCGGATGTACGCGGGGCATACGGTGGACGCGGCAGCGCCAAGACGCGCTCATTCGCGACGATGTTGGCTGCGGTCGGCATGAGGTATGGGCAGGCCGGAGTGAGCGGCTTGCTGGTATGCGGTCGGCAGTACATGAACTCTCTGGCGGATTCTTCGCTTGACGAGTGCAAGCGCGCGATCGAGAGCGAGCCGCAGTTAGCGGCTTACTACGATGTGGGAGAAACCTACATTCGCTCGATTGACGGGCGAATCGCTTTTGCTTTCGTCGGACTGGACAAGTCGATCCAATCGATCAAGTCGAAGGCGCGCATCCTGGTGTTGTGGGTCGATGAAGCCGAGCCTGTCACGGATGCGGCATGGCAAATCGTATTGCCGACGCTGCGGGAAGAGGGCGGCGAAGGCAAGGACGCCTGGAACGCGGAACTGTGGGTGACGTGGAACCCGGCTCGTAAGACGGCACCCGTTGAGGCGCGCTTCAGGAACGTCAGCGATGCTCTGATCAAGGTTGTACAGCTCAACTGGCGTGACAACCTTCGGTTCCCGGCGAGGCTGGAACGCGAGCGGCAGCGCGACATGAGGGATAGACCGGAGCAGGTCGCCCACATCTGGGAAGGTGATTACGTAACCGCCTTGGCGGGCGCGTACTTCGCCAAGCATCTCCAGCAGGCGAAGGACGACGGCCGTATCGGCTTCTTCCCGGCTGATCCGATGATGACCGTGCGCCTGATGTGCGACATCGGCGGAACGGGCGCTAAGGCTGACGCATTCGCCATATGGGCGATGCAGTTCATCGGACGCGAGATTCGCGTGGTGAACTACTACGAGGCCGTAGGACAGCCGCTCGATGCGCACCTTGTCTGGTGCCGGTCACAAGGCTACGAGCCCGCCAAGGCGCAATTCTGGCTGCCTCACGATGGTTCTACGCAGGACAAGGTGTACGACGTGTCCTACGAGTCGGCTCTGAAGAAGGCTGGCTATTCCGTGACGGTCGTACCGAATCAGGGCAAGGGCGCCGCAATGACGCGTGTCGAGCGGGCCCGCGTGCTGTTTCCGCAGGTCAGGTTCCACGAGGCTACGACGGAAGCGGGACGCGCGGCGCTCGGCTGGTATCACGAGAAGCGCGACGAAGAGCGTGGTATCGGACTCGGACCTGAACACGACTGGTCGAGCCACGGTGCCGATGCGTTTGGCCTCGGCTGCGTGGTTTGGCAGGAGCCGGTCGAGATGAAGCCGCTCGAATACCCGAAGCTGGGCGTCGTGTAAATGCAGAAATCAGCATAGAAACCCGCCAACAACGCTATATCGATTGCGGAAATCAGCACAATGAGCATCGAACTGAACGTCAAGGTCACGGAGCTTGAGCGCAAGCTCATCGAGCAGCGCATCGAACTGATGGCGCAGATCGCAGCGCTTCAGGTGCGCGTCGAGGCGCTCGAACAGACGAAGGGCAAGCGCAATGGCTAAGCGCCAGCAAATGAGTGATGAAGAACTGCTTGCCTTAATTGGCAGCTATGAAAAGAGCAGTTTGGGCTCCAGCGTCTCTACTGGTCCATCCGTCGGCGGCAGCATCAAGCCTGCCGCGCAGCAGATGACGACGCTCGAAATAGACCGCTACAACGCGCTCAATGCCTATTTCGCGCGTCCGATCGGCAATGAGGTCGAGGACCGCTCGCAGATCGTGCTGCCCGAGCTGCGCGATACCGTCGAGTGGATCATGCCGACGCTGATGGAAATCTTCGTTGGCTCAGGCAAGCCGGTACAGTTCGATCCGCAGGCGCCGGGCGACGAAGATCAGGCGGAGAAGGAAACCGAGGTCGTTAATTGGGTGTTCATGAAGCAGAATCCCGGTTTCTTCATCATCCACGACTTCATCAAGGATGCGCTCCTGCTGCGCAACGGCTACGTCAGTTCGTACTGGCTGAAAAAGCGCAAAACGTCCGTCGAGACTTACAGCGGCCTGTCAGAAATCGAAGTTGCGATGCTTCTGCAAACCAAAGGCGAGGTCGAAGTTCTAGAGCAGAAAGAGAAGGTCGACATCGTCAACGGGCCGATGGGCGTCCAGCAGAACATCACATTCGATATCAAACTGCGCCGCACGAAGATGGTCGGGCAAGCCAAGGTCGAATGTGTTCCTCCGGAAGAAATGCGCATTTCGCCGCAAGCCCGTCATGGTCTCGACGATTCGCCGTTCTCAGAGCACGAAACCAAGAAGACTCGCTCTGACCTGATCGAACTGGGCTTTGACCGCGATGTGGTCAATTCCATCGCTGTGTCTCAGCCGACATGGCTTGATCTGATCGAACTGGCTCGCAACGAGGTCACGGACCAGCTGAGCGAGGAAGAGCCGACCGATCCGGCGAGCCAGCTTGTGACGCTGCGCACGGTGTTTATCCGCGTCGACTACGACGGCGACGGCATCACTGAGCTTCGTCGCGTGATGGTCGGTGGTGACAAGATTCTCGATAACGACGAGGTTGAGGAAGGCTCGTATTCGTACTGCTCGCCGATGCGCATGCCCCACAGGCATGTTGGAATGAGCCTTTACGACATCCTGTACGACCTTCAGGTCATCAAGACGACGCTGTTTCGCCAGGCGCTCGACAACATCTACATCTCGAACAACCAGCGCGTCGCGGTCAACTGGCGCAACGTGAATGTGCAGGACTTGCTTACGTCGCGCCCGGGCGGAGTGATCCGCGTGGATGGCCCGGTTGGCGACAACCTGATGCCATTCGTGCAGCCGTCGAACCTGATGCAACAGATTCTGCCGGCGCTCGAATACTGCGACCTCCAACGTGAAATGCGAACAGGTATCGGCAAGGACACGATGGGCGTCGATGCTGATGCATTGCAGGACGTCACGAAGGGCGGCCAGCTTGCCTCAATGGCAGCGGCAGCCAAGAAGGTGCAGTTGATGGCGCGACTCCTTGCTGAGGGCCTGAAAGACGTCTTCCAGAAGATTCACAATCTGCTACGTCGACACCAGGATGAGCAGATGACGGTCCCGCTCACGAACAAGCAGTGGTTGACCGTCAATCCCGCAGAGTGGAGCGAGCGCACGGAACTGGTCATCAACGTCGGTCTTGGCTCTGGCACGAGAGAAGAAGCGCGGGCAAATGTGATGTTCCTTGGTCAGGCACAGAAGGAACTTGCTCAGTTCGGTCTGGTCGGTCCCAAACAGGCATACAACACATTCCGCAAGATGGTTCATCTACTCGGGTTTGAAGACCCGGATGAATTCGCGATGGACCCGGACTCCGACGAATTCAAGCAGGTTCAGGCGCAGCGCGCGCACCAGCCGCAAGATCCGAGAATCGCCTCGGCACAGATCAAGGCGCAGTCCGACCAGCAGATCGAGCAAATGCGCTTGCAGACTGAGCAGGTCAAGGCGCAAAGCCAGCAGCAACAGGCGCAGGCCGAACTGCTGCACGGAGCACAGCAGGCTCGCGGCGACCAGCAGACACAGATGATGCAGATCCAGTCTCAGGAATGGCAGACGACGTTGAAGGTCATCGGCCAGATCGTCGCGTCGCAACTGAAGCAGAACGCGGCGGCCGATGCCGGCGCAGTGGTCAATCACGACATGAGCGAGGTACAGCGTGGCGCCTGAAGAAGAAATCATCCGTGGCGGCGATGCTGCGGCCGTGCTCGACTCGTCGATCTTCCTCGAAGCGCGCAAACAGGTGCTCGAAGGGATCGAACGGCAGATGAAGGCGGTTCCGCTGTCCGATCAGACGATGCACACGCGGCTCATCACGATGCTGCAACTGTGGGGCGCGCTCGAAAGCTACTTCGAGCAGATCAAGCAGACGGGCGAGATCGCCAAGTTCCAGATTCAGCAGCAGGATGAGCAGAAGCGGCGCTTCAAGCTCTGAAGCAACTGACAAATCACGTTTCGACAACAAGGCACCTTCGGGTGCCTTTTCTTTTTGAGGTCCGCAAATGAGCGACGTCGTAGCGACTACCCCCGTTCTTGAGGGCGCCGCAGGTCAGGAAGCAGCGTTTCAGTCCTTCTGGGATGCATCCGAAGCGGCCGAGCGCCCGCGCGATGACGATCAGGCTTCGCAGACTGCTTCTGACGCTGGTCAGGACGGCGCACAACAGGACGGCGCACAGAACGAAGGCCAAGAGACCGGCGCGCGCGACGAAGGTCAAGAAGGCGCTCAGGAAGGCCAGCAGGAGTCGCAGACGTATTCGAGTCTGAACGATCTTCTGACCGCTCACAAGATCGATCCCGAGTCGGTCATGGGCCTGCACGTCACGGCCAAGATCGATGGCAAGGAAACGCAGGTTCCGCTATCGGACGTGTTGAAGTCGTACCAGCTTGAAGGCCACGTCAACAACAAATCGATCGAGCTTTCGAACCAGAAAACGAAATTCGAGACCGAGCAGGCGCAATGGCGCCAGGCTCAGGAGCAGGTTTATCGCCAGCATCAGGCGATGGGCAATCTCGCCTTGCAGATGCTCAATCAGGAATTCCAGAACGTCGACTGGAACTCGCTGCGAGTGAATAACCCCGGCGAATACGCGGCGCTCTACACGCAATACCAGCAGCGCGGCACGCAGATTCAACAGTATCTCGCTGCCGTCGATCAGGCGGCGCAGCAGGAAGCCCAACAACAGCAGCAGCGCCAGCAGGAAGCGATGAATCAGGCCATCGCAGGTGAACGCGAAAAGCTCTACAACGCGCTCCCCGAATGGCGCAACGAAGCAACGTTCAAGCAGGACCGCGACGCGATGTCGCAATACGCCCGCAGTCTGGGCTTTCAGGATGCCGAGCTTAGCCAGATATTCGACCACCGCTACATGCGAGTCCTGCATGACGCGGCGCGATATCAGGCCCTCCAAGCAGCCAAGCCCCAAGCACTGAAGCAGGTTCGGCAAGCGCCTCCGATGGCGAAACCGGGATCTCGGGTGGATAGCAACCCCTCAGCGGCGAAACGTCAACAGGTGATGGATCGCCTCAGCCGAAATCCGCGCGATCAGGACGCCCAGGCAGCGGCGTTCGACTTCTTCGCGAACCAGTAAAGGAGCTTCAAAATGTCCGTTCCGAGCGGTACTTACCAGACCTATACCCAGACCAACATCCGTGAAGACCTGTCGAACCTGATCTTCAACGTCGATCCGTTCAAGACGCCGATCCTGAACATGACGAAGAAGAACCGGGCCACGCAGAACAACCACGAATGGGACACCGACTCGCTCGCGGCTCAGAACCTGAGCAACGCGGCCGTCGAAGGTGACGATCCCACGTCGCAGACGCTCGCGCCGACGGCTCGCATGGGCAACTACGTGCAGACGTCGAATAAGGTCGTCCAGCTTTCGGGCAAGTCGCAGGCAGTTGTCGCTGCGGGCGGCTCGAACAAGATGGGCTATCAGCTCATGAAGAAGTCGAAGGAGCTGAAGCGCGACATCGAAGGCATCCTGACCTACAACAACGCCAAGGCGGCCGGCAACTCGACGACGGCTTCGAAGACGGGCGGCCTGCCGTGCTGGCTGTACACGAACACGGTGTTCCAGACGGGCGGCACGCCGGCGGGTGCGAATCCGTCGCTGAACGCCAACGGCTGGACGGACGGTTCGAGCACGCGCACGTACAACAGCGTGACGGCCGCGCTGACGGAAACGATGGTCAAGTCGGTTCTGCAAAAGATCTACTCGTCGTCGGGCGAATCGCCGGAATACGCGGTGGTGTCGCCGGTCAACAAGCAGATAATCTCGGGCTTTGCCGGTCCGGGTACGCGTTTCATCGAAGTGGAAGACAAGACGCTGAAGACGGCAGTCGACGTCTACCAGTCGGACTTCGGCGACGTGAAGATCATCCCGGACATCTTCCTCGCCCAATCGAAGGACTGCTTCTTCATCAACCCGAACTACATCCGTGTCGCGTATCTGCGTCCGTTCCAGACGGTGCCGCTCGCGAAGACGGGTGACTCGGATAAGAAGATGCTGCTCGTCGACTATGCGCTCGAAGTAGGCAACGAAAAAGCGCATGGCCTCGTCACCGACACGACGGGCTGATCGGTAACTGTTCTCCTCGCAGGTGATTGGGGCGGCTTCGGTCGCCCCTCTTTTTTGGAGTTTCCGAAATGGCCCATTGGGTTCCGATTTCTCCCGTCCGACCGATCGCGGGCACGGGGCAGAACATCACAGTCGGCGCCGCGTCGGCTGCATCTGCAAATCCGTTCGGCAGTGCGACGTTCGCCGTGTATGTCTCATCGACCACCAATTGCCATATCCGTATAGGGCAGACGCCTGTTGCAGTGGCGACGGACATGCTGGTAAAGGCGTCCGATCCGCCTCTGCTGCTGAAGGTCGCACCGGGCGAAAAGATTGCTGCGATTCAGGACACCGCAGGCGGCACGCTGAACGTGATCGAGGTCACGCACTGACATGAAGACGACCTACCACGAAGAAGACGGAAAGGTCCACGTCAAGTACGAAGAGGACGTCGAGTCGCTGCTGAACTACACCCATGCGAAGCGCGCGCAGGAAGGCGAGTTCGAGAAGATGGGCGAGTTCAAGCATGTCATGCGCGTGCCGATGTCCGTGATGCTCGACATCAAGATCAAGTACGGCTGGGACTACATGGACCCGGACCACTGGCCGATGGTGAACAAGATCCTGAAAGGCCCGGAATACGCGAAGTTCCGCACCACGAATCGGGTGATCTGATGCAAAAGTACGTCAACGCATTGGCTGCGGGTGCGGGCAGCGGTCTTTCCATTGGCTCGCCTCTGGCCGGTGCCTCCGTTCAGGTCAACCTGTATCCGGCTGGTACGCCCGCGACGATCTATTCGGACAACGGTGTGACAGTCGCAGCCAATCCGCTGACGACCGACACGAACGGCTCGTTCTCGTTCTATGCCGCCGACGGGCATTACCAGCTCGTCATCAGCGGCACGAACATTCAGACGCAGACCGTCAACGATATTCTCCTGGTCGATCATCTGCCGGCCGATCTTCCTACGACGCTGCCGGGTACGTCCGGTCAGGCGTGGAACAACGGCGGCACTCTCTCGGTGTCCTGACATGCTCAAGAAACTGAAACTCGCGGTAATAGCGTTCCTGCTACCGCTTGTTGCATTCGCGCAGTCGTATCCGTCACCGACGTTCAATAACGTTACGGTCAGCGGCACGCTGACGGCAAACGGGACGATTGCAGGAACAGGAACGCTCGGAGTTCCCAACGGCGGCACGGGCGCGACGACGGCGAGCGCGGCGCTGGCGAATCTCGGCGGGATGCCGATTGCGGGCGGCAATTTCACTGGTGCGGCCGGCATCAGCTTCGACCAGAATAATGCAACCCGATTCACCGTCAGCAATCAGTCGTCAGGCGCGTCCGCACTCACAGGTCTTGATTTCGAGTCCTTCGGCGGTAGTTGGAAGATCGACGTTCCGCAGAGCGCGACATTCGTCAATCCGCTCATATTCAAGTTCGGCACGACGGAGGTAGCCCGTCTTTCGCCGACGGGAGCGGCGCTTCAAGTTACTGGCGGCGCATCATTCACCGTGCGCCCCACCTTCAACGGCGCCACGCCGTGGGATAGCGCGAATCTGAACTTCGCGACGCCGCCCGCGATCGGCGGCACGACCCCTGCGGCAGGCTCCTTCACCAATTTGACTGCGACGGGCACGCTCACCGGCTTCCCCGGACGGCTGATCAATGTTCAGGTCTTCACAGCGAGCGGGACATACACCGCGACGACGGGTACGCATAGCGTCATCGTGGAGGTTCAGGCGGCGGGCGGCGGCAGCGGCGGTGTCGCTGCTACTGCGGCAGGACAGAGCGCGGTCAGCTTTCCTGGTGGCTCCGGTGCATACGCAAAAGTATGGATTACGTCTGGTTTTTCAGGCTCAACCGTTACGATCGGATCTGCCGGTACAGCAGGAACGGCGGGGGCAAATGCAGGCGGAAATGGCGGAACGACAGCATTCGGAACGTTCGTCTCATGCCCTGGCGGAAGTGGTGGATCAGGCGGTAGCGCATCTTCATCCGCGACCGTGGTCGGGTATGGCGCATCTTCGGCAAACCCCACTATCAGCGGGGTAGCGGCGACCATTCTTTCACTTGCCGGAGCTGCCAATCCTGCTCCAGGCATCATCCTTACCCCCGGTGCCGCTGCGGCCTCTTCTTCTGGTGGCTCGTCAATTCTCGGCCTTGGAGGTCAGGGACGCGGCGGTACGAATGTTGGCGCGGCCGGCGCAGGATATGGCTCTGGAGCGGGCGGTAGCGTCAATAATGCTTCGGCTTCTGCCGCTGCCGGTGCTGCTGGCGGTGGCGCAATCGTCATCGTCTACGAGTTCTCCTGATGAACTACGCAATTATCGAAAACGGCATCGTTTCGAACATCGTTGTATGGGATGGACAAGCACCGTGGAATCCGCCCGTTGGCGCCAATGCGGTTCAGATTCCTGATGGCGCGTATATCGGCATCGGATCGACATATGCGAATGGGGTATTCAGTGCTCCGCCTCCTGCCGAAGAGTTCTAGGCCATGACCATCTATGTCCCCGCAGTAAGTTCAGGAACGCCCGCTGGCATTGCTGGTGTATACGACTACAACTCGCTCAAGCAGGCCGTTCAGGACTGGTTTGCGCGCTCCGATCTCGGCAACTGGATCGACTACTTCATTCAGATCGCAGAAGCGGACATCTATCGCGACATCTTCACGCAGAACCAGGGTAAGGGCGTGCAAGCGATGGAATCGGCCCTTAACACGACGATTGCGAATGGTGTCGCCCCGCTTCCGTTGGGCTATCTAGCGTTGAAAATCGGCTTGGTATCGATCGACAACCAGACGTTCGAAATGCAGCGCGTGACGCCTGAGTTCATCTATACGCAATATCCGGCTCAAGTGGCATCCGGCACGCCTGCCTATATCGCGCGACTCGGCCAGAATTTCATCTTTGGCCCGTACCCCGATTCCGCGTACACGATCACGGGCACGTACTGGCAGAAATCGCCGCAACTGACGGGCGTGAACAGCGTCAACTGGATCGTTAATACCATCCCGACGATCATGCTCGCCGCAACCAATCGTGCTGCTGCGCGGTTCAACAAGGATCAGGAAGCGTTCGGCATGTGGGACTCGCTCTATCAGCAGCAGATGGCGAGCTTCATCCTGGCTGACAAGGCCGAAGAACTTTCCGGCTCGTCTCTCGCGATGGTGGCCGCCTGATGCTACTGCCTATCGCCGATTACGCCCCGGACCTGCCGGCGAACAACGCGAGCGGTGCGTCTGCGAACGTGGTGAACCTGTTCCCGCGCACGAAAGAATCGTGGGGTCCTGTCGGCACGCTCTCGACATTCAGCAGCAACGGGCTCGACAGCCAGTGTCTTGGCGCGATCGTTGCAATCGATACGGGTGCGAATAACTATCTGTTCGCCGGGACTGCGGACAAGCTCTACGAGATCGCGCCGGGCAATACCAGTTTCACCGATGTGAGCAAGGTAGGGGGTTACACACTTCCGAGTGGCGAGCGCTGGAATTTCACGCAATACGGACAACGCGTTATCGGCGCCGCTCAAAGCCAGAACCTGCAATCGTTCACGCTAAATTCCAGCACTGCGTTTGCAGACCTCGCCGCAGCGGCGCCACAGGCCCGCTACATCACGACGATCAAGGATTTCGTGATGGTTGGCAATACGTTTGACGGAACGAACGGCGAGCAGCCGCAGCGCGTGCAGTGGTGCGCGATCGACGACCCGACGACATGGCCTGTCTCGGGCAGCACGGCGGAAGCACAATTGCTGGCGGGCTCGCAGATCATCCCGGGCGATCAGGGCTGGATTCAGGGGCTGGTCGGCAACCTCGGCAATGCGGACGGCGCGGTGTTCTTCGAGCGCGCGATCTTCCGCGTCGTGTTTCAGGGCTCGCCAACTGTATTCGGCTTCTACCCGGCAGAAGGTGTGCGCGGCACGCCTTGCCCGAAAAGCATCGTTCAACTTGGTGCATTGGCCTATTACATCGGTGAAGACGGATTCTATGCGTTTGATGGTTCGACCTCGCGTCCGATCGGTGTCGATCGTGTGGACAAGACGTTCTGGGCCAACGTGAACACGGCCTATCTCGCAAATGTGGTCGGTGCGGTGGACCCGATCAATCGTCTGGTGATGTGGCTCTATCCGTCGAACTCTGCCCCAGGCGGCGTTTCAGATTCATTGATTGTCTATAACTGGGCGCTCGACAAATGGGGCTTTGCGGAAGTCAATGCCGAATACATCTTTCGCGCGATCACGCAGGGCTATTCGCTCGAATCACTGGACAGCACCGGCTACAACCTCGACACGCTGCCTTTCTCGCTCGATTCGCGCGTGTGGACAGGCGGACAGGTGCTGATGGGCGCGTTTGACGCGAGCCACAAACTGAATTACTTCACGGGTGAGCCGGCCAATGCGACAGCCGATACGGTCGAGCTGGAGCCTTTCGCGCAACGTGGCAAGCGCGCCTTCCTGACCTCGACGCGCCCGCTGATCGATGGCGGGGTTCCTACGGTTCAGATTGGCACGCGTAATCGCCTGGTCGATTCACCCGCGTTTACGTCGCCTAGCTCGCTGAACGATGACGGCGAATGTCCGGTACGTGCTGATGGTCGCTACATGCGAGCGCGCGTCCAGACGAGCGGCAGCTTCACGCATCTGCAAGGGATCGAGATTGCGGATGACGACGTTCACGTGTCGGGGTCGCGATGACACAAAGAGGCTATCAGGGCGTTCAACTGATGATGCCCGACGAGAAGGAGCACCGTCGGCAGATCGCGCAGGCAGTGAACCAGCAATTGACGGGCAAGCTCAATGCAACGCTTCAGGTGACGCTCACGCCGAGTTCGGTAACAACGGTCGTCACCGACAAGCGGATTGGTGCGAACACGTTTTTCGGCTTCTGTCCGCTGTCTGCGAACGCTGCGGGCGCGCTTTCCGGCCTCTATGTCTCATCGCAATCCAACGGCACGGCAACGCTCACGCACGCGAACACCGCGACGGTGGATCGCACGTTCAACGTCCTTCTGATCGGCTAGCCATGCTCTACGGAATACCTGCACACGTTGTCGACGACGTGTGGGACGAAGTTCGTCCGTGGATTGCTGCCGCATGCAAACGAAATCGCGGCAAATACGACGAAAACGACATCCGTATCGGGCTGCTTACACGCGATGACCAGCTTTGGATATGGCGCACTCAAACGGCCTATGCAGTGGGCGTCACGCGCATCGTCAAGTATCCGAAGCAGACTGTCTGCACGATCCGCATCGTGACGGGGCGCAACAGGAAGGAATGGGAAGGACCGTGCATGGCACGGATCGAGGAATGGGCGAAAGCCCAAGGATGTGACGCAATGGAGTTGCAGGCGCGGCCGGGTTGGAAATCGGTGCTACCTGACTACGACATGACACACGTTTTCCTGGAAAAACGACTTTAAGGGGAACCACATGTTCTTCAGGTGGAAGCACAACCAGCACACAGCAGGCAAGCCCGTGGATGGGGCAGCAACCGTACCTGTCCGATGTGTTTCAGGGCGCACAGAACGCGTATAACAACGCTGCGGGGCTGAACGCGCCGAACTCTGTCGCTGGCTTCACGCCTATGCAACAACAGGCGATGGGGATTACGCAGGGCGTTGCGAACGGGACTAACTTCGGCAACGCGTCAGCCGTCAACAACGCGGCGGGCAGCTATACGCAGAACCTGCTGAACGGAAGCTATCTGAACTCGAATCCAGGCAACTCGGCCTTCAGCCAGTTCGCCAATGGTTCGATGATGAACAACCCGTATCAGACGGGCGCACTCAATGCAGCTAACGATGCGATCACGCGCGCGTATCAGACGGCCACTGCACCGCAGACCGCGAGCGCATTTGAAGGATCTGGCCGGTATGGATCAGGCGCATATAACCAGGCTGTTGGGCAGAATCAGCAGAATCTTGCGACGCAGCTCGGCAACGTCGACGCAAGCATGCTCAACAGCATGTACCAGCAGAACATGGGGAACATGCTTGCTGGCGCGCAGGGTCTCTCGCAGAACTACAACACGGCGGCGCAGCAACAACTACAGGGCGCCTATAACGCGCCGAACATCGTCAATTCGACGAATGCCGCAGCGACGAATCTGTACAACATGGGCGGCAATCAGCAAGCCCTCCAGCAGGCGCAGATCAACGCGCCATGGACGTTGCTGAACAACTATTCGAACCTTGTGCAGGGCCAGTACGGCGGCACGACGACTTCGACGCAGCCGTACTACCAGAACACGGGCGCGGGAGCGCTCGGCGGCGCGATGAGCGGCGCTGCGCTCGGAAGCTCGTTTGGTCCGTGGGGAACGGCGATCGGCGGCGGCATTGGCGGTTTGATGGGTGCGTTTTCGGACCGGCGCCTGAAGATCGACATCGAGACAACGGGCGAGCGTCTGGACAACGGCCTGCCGTTGTATCGCTACCGCTATCTGTGGGACGCGCCGCACGTGCGCCGCGCTGGCGTTATGGCCGACGAAGTGCGCCGGATTGCGCCGCACGCGGTCGAACGCGATGCAACGGGCTTCGATAAGGTGAACTACGACGCGATCGGAGGCCGCCATGTCCTGGCTGTTCGGTGACACGCTCACGACCGCGAATCAGGATTCGCCTGTCGGTTACGCGGGCGAGCACATACAGCGCTGGACCGATCCGCTTTCATGGATCACCGGAGGCCGGTGGGCTGACCTGACCTCGCGCACGATACCGAGCGCAACAAATCGCGTGCTGGAACCGATCGCGAAGCCGATGAACCAGTTTGACCAGACGGTGAACCCGTTGCGTCAGATTCCGGCCGTCAACAATCTTGCGAATCTCGGACATGCAAAACCGGGTGACTCCATCGGTATGACGATCGGTGGCCTGTTCGCGGCTCCCGCCATAGGCGGCGCACTCGGAGCGAGCGGCGGAGGCGCGGCGGGAGCAGAAGGAACGGCCGCTGCGGGCGCGGCTGATGCTAGCGCAGGTACGGCAGGAGCAGGCGGTCTGACGGGCCTTTTCAGCGGTCCTGCGGCCTATGGGGACGCTGGCCTGACCGGAACCGTATCAAGCGGCGGATCGGGTCTCGGCGCGGCGACAGCGGGCGATATGGGCGGTGCACTCGGATCGTCTCCGACCGGCCTGTTTAGCGGCCTTCTTCCCGGTGGTGGCATGACCGGCACGTCGAGCGGCGCGCTTGGTGGCGGGCTCTCCGGTGAAATGGCCGGCATGTCGGGAATCGGCGGCGCTTCGATGGGCGGATTCAATTTCGGCTCGCTCGCGAACATTGGCCAGAACCTGATGAGCCAGGGCAACCGGCAGCAGCAGCCGCAGCAGGGCGGCGGCATGTCGCGCCCGCTAGCGTTCGGCAATCCGCATGTCTCGACAGGCGTCGTATCACCTGCGATGCCCTATGCGCAGTTCAGCGGCGCGTCGTCTCAACAATCACCACTTCAGCAGGCGGCACTGATGCAGGCCGGCGCACGTCCTTTCGGAGGCTTCTATGGCTGACCTTTTCGACGGTAACGGCCTGATGAGCCTGTATGCGAATCCGCAGACGGCGGGATTGCTCGGGATGGGTGCAGGGCTGCTCTCGGCGTCCGGCCCGTCGCGTATTCCGGTGAGCATGGGTCAGGCGATGGGCGCAGGACTACAAGGCGCGGAACAAGGCTTCAACAACTCTTTGCAGATGCAGCGCGGGCTGCTCCAAATGCGCGCGATGCAAGGGCTGATGGGCGGTGGGGATCAGCAGCCGGCGCAACAGAGTGCGCCCTCGTATTCGTCGCTGTTCGGCCCGTCGTCGACCGCTCCTGCAACGATGCCCGATTCGGGTGTCGGCGGCGCTCAGCCTTCCGGTGCATCCGGTGCGCCTTCGGCTGGCTCGATCTACGGCCGCTCGCCGCAGCAACTGTTCCAGCAAGGCATGCTGATGAACATGGCGGGCATTCAGGGCGGCGGCGACATGATGCGCATCGCTGTCGAGCACGATCCGTCGCTGGCGATGCAGATGCCGACTGACATCTCGAAGATGGGCTTCCAAGGCGGCATGTCGCCGGAAGATATTCAGGCGGCCAATCGGGCAGGCGTCGCCAAGGCGAATTACATCGCGCCGACGGCGCTGCGCACGCCTATCTACTTCGATCCGGCGACGGGCACGACGAAGGTTGTCCCTGCCGATCAGCTTGCGGCTGGCTATGGCGCGCAGTACGGCGCTGAAGCGCGCGCGAAGGCCGATTACAAACCGATGCAGGTATGGGATCCGACCGCTAACGGCGGCCAGGGCGGCTTCGTATTCCAGTCCACGACGAATATCTCGGACGCAGCAAACGGAACCGGCGCGGCGCCGTCGGTTCCGGTCGGCATCCGCAACAACAACTTCGGCAATATCAAAGGCGCAAACGGGCAGTTCGCTACCTATGACACGCCGCAAGCCGGTATCAACGCGGCCGATTCTCTGCTCGCCACATACGGGGCAAAATACGGCATCAACACTATTGCGGGAATCGCCAATCGCTGGAGTCCGGTGGGTGATGGCAACAACAATCCGGCTCAGAAAGCAGCAGCTATGTCTGCGGCCAGTGGTGTAGGCGTGAATGAGCCAATCAACCTGGCTGATCCCGCCACCCGATCGCGCATCCTGCCGGCTCTATTCGACACGGAAACGCCGGGATGGCGAAATGCTATTGGCGGTGGTTCGGCACCACCCGCACAGACTCCGCCTCGCGGTGGCCCGATGGCTGCGCAGCCTCCGATTGGCGCTCAGAAGTCTACTGAAACAGCGCAGAACGCATCAAGTGCTCAGATGGCTGCCTCGTACAAGCAATTGACCGATTCGGACGCGAGCTACCAGCAGTCACGCGGCGCTTTGACAGACATGCTCGCGCTTGCGCATCAGTTCGGGCCTTATGCCGACGCGATCAGCAAAATGCCGGAATCCGCGCACAACTGGAGCAACCTCGTAACGCAGTACGATAAGGCGCATGCAACGTTCGTCTCGAATCAGTACAACGCGCTCGGCGCGGGTACGGACGCCTCGAAAGGAACGGTCAACGATATGGTCCCGTCTTCGGACAAGCCGTTTGATGCTCAGATCCATGGACTGAATACTCAACTGAATAACCTCGACTATCGTCACCTGAAGACCCAACTTATGGCGCCAATCTTTCAGAACGGCGACCAGAAGGGCTTCACTGCTATATCGGCGCAATTCGATAACACGATCAAGCCGGAAATGATGCCTCTCATGAATACGCTGCTCGGCATCCAGACCAAGCCTCAGCTTGCAGCGGCGATCGCGCGCGTCAACCAGCAATATCCGCAATACAAAAAGGCGATCGATTTCCTTGGCTCTCACGGCATGTTTGACGGGGTGGGACAATGAGCTGGTCCGATGACTTCGTAAAGCAATACGCGCCTCCGCAACAGGCAGCGCAACAGTCTGCAACACCTGAAACGAAGACCGCGCCATACCAGACGCAACAGCAGTCTGTCAATATTGGCGGGCAGAATCGGGCAGAATCGGGCGGAGGTGGTTTTTTTGGCAATCTTCTCGGCATCGGTGATGCACAGATGCCTACCGGAAGCGCGAATCAGACGCCGAACGGTTTTACGATGGGCCTCGGCGATATTGTTCGCGGAGGAGCACAAGACGTAGTCAAAGGACTGTCGTGGGCGGCCGACAAGATTGCGCCGAACTCTCAGTTCGCCAAGGACGCGCGCGCGGCGCTCCCGCAGATTCAGTCGACAATCGATCAGCAAAACGCCGCGTATGAGGCACAGCGCGGACAGAACGCCGGTATCGACCTGGCGCGTCTCGGCGGCAACGCGGTCGGAGCGCTTCCGGTTATGGCGATGGGAGGCGGCGAAGGTCTGCTAGGTCGTATCGGGATGGGGGCGTTGCAAGGCGGTGTAAGCGGCGGATTGATGCCGACGACGGGTAACAGCGATCAATCGTTCGGGCAGCAGAAGGCCACGCAGATTGGCTTGGGTGCTGCTACTGGCGCTGCGATTCCTGCCGCATTCGAGGGTGCAAAGGCGGCAGGCAGGGGGCTTTGGAACGTTGTTCAGCCAGTCGTGCAACCCGAACGCTTCGTCGGTCAGGGCATGGCGAACGCAATGGACCCTGCTGAAGCAGCGGCGGCGGCTGAGAATATCCGCAGCGCTCCGCAATTCGTCCCCGGCTCGGTCCCGACGACCGCTCAGGCGGCACAAACGCCTTTCATGGTCCAGACCGAAAAGGCAGCTGGCAATATCCCTGCATTCAAGACAGCAGCCTTGCAACGCGGCATAGAAAACAACAATGCACGCTGGAATGCGCTGATGGGAGTGGCACAGACGCCGGAAGCGTTGCAAGCCGCACAGACAGCGCGCTCAGATGCCGTTCAGCCGCTATACGATCAGGCCGCCACGCAGACAGCAAACGTCGGAAAAGCGTTCATGAAGCTCGCACAGCGGCCAGCGATGCAGCAGGCGATGCAGCAGGCCGACCAGCTTGCGGCGAACCGTGGCGAGTCGCTCGTATGGCCGCAGCAGGGCGGCAACATGGCGATCAGTGGCCGCGCGCTCGATTACACAAACCGCGCGCTCAGCGACATGATTTCGAGCGCGCGCGCGGGCGGCAACAAGGAACTCGCTTCCGGTCTGCTCGACGCGCAGGACCAGCTTCAATCGTGGACTCAGCGTTATATCCCAGCGCAGCGCCAAGCGTCTCAGACGTTTGCCCGGATGAGCGTCCCCGTCAATACGATGGAAGTCGGCCAGGGCATTGCGAACTCGTTAGGCACGCGCGCGATGAACGCGGGCGGCGCGCCGGAAATCCAGATGATGCCGTTCCGTAGCGCTCTAACACAGGGCATGAAGGGCGCGAAATACGGAATCGACGCGAACGCACTCAACACATTGCAAGGCATCGGTCAGGATTTGCAGCGCGCGACGGTCTCAAACTCGATCAGATCCCCCGGCAGCGATACCGCCTACAACCTCGCGGCGAATGGCTGGTTGGCTCGTCAACTCTATGGCCCGACCTTCGGCGGCGCAACGGGATTGGGACGTGGCCTCGCTGGTGGTATAGCAGGGCTGGCAACAGCGATGGGCGGTCATCCAATCCTCGGGGCAAGCGTCGCAAGCGGCATTGCGGGCGGACTCGGGAAAGTAGGCAAGGCTGTCGGCGGTCGTCTGGATAACAGCCTAACGGGCCTTCTTATGAACCCGAACACGCTCCTCCCGTACCTCGACGCTCGTGCTGCTGCGGCGGCGCAGACGGTTCCAAATCCGCTCGTACAGGGGCTGCTGAACTATGGGCGTCCAGCCATCGCTAACGGACTTGCTGGCGGCCTCGTAAATGCCCACCAGTAGGCCGATGACAACGACGATGGCCAGTTTGATGAGACCGATCTGGATTATCTGGTCGTACATGAAAACTCCGAACCGGGCCATGCGCCCGGTTTTTCATTATAGGTGAACCGAAATGGCGATGTATCAGTGGTCCACCACGCCGGCCAATAACGCAACGGCCGGCTCAATCAACTGGGCTGAAGGACAGGCTCCGTCCACCGTTAACGACAGCGCTCGCCAGATGATGGCGGATGTGGCCGCATGGTATCAGAGTCCAGAATGGCTGAATTACGGCCTCACGCCGACATACGTCAGCGGCACGCAGTTCACAGTGACTGGCAACCAGACGGGAACCTATACGATTGGCCGGCGCGTGCGCGCATCCGTTACTGCCGGCACGATCTACGGCACGATCAGCCAGTCTGCTTTCACGTCGCTCACTACCGTTACCGTCGTGTGGGATTCGGGCAATCTCGATAGCGGGGTGTCAGAAGTCGACGTCGGTATCGCGAATGGGGTGAACACGTCCGTCCCGGCGATCAACGGCTCTCATACATCGATCGGATATGATGCCGGCGGGGCGAATTTCCGCGCGATATTCGGCAATTACGGTGCGATGTTCCGCAATGATGGCACGCAGTTCTATTTTCTCCAGACGGCATCGGGCAGTCCGTATGGGTCATTCAACAGCTATCGACCTATAGCGTGGAATTTCAGCACAGGCGCAGTCACGATCGACGGCACTGGCGCTGGGACAAGTTTCGGCGGCCAGGTCAGCGTGTTCTCGAACATCATTGCTGGCGGGAACGTGACGGCCAATTCAGACGAGCGCCTGAAGACGGATTGGGAAACGCTGCCCGCTGATTTTGTCGAACGTCTCGCTGCGGTGAAAAGCGGCACGTATAGCCGCGTCGATAAAGAATTGCGTCAGGTAGGCGTGGGCGCTCAATCGCTTCAACCGCTGATGCCCGAGGCGGTTATCGAAAACGAGAACGGTGTTCTCTCTGTCGCTTACGGTCAGGCCGCGCTTGCTGCGTGCGTCGAACTGGCGAAAGAGGTCGTGCGCCTGCGCGCGTTGCTGGAGCCGGTTAAATGACGCTCCCCGCCAGCTTCCCTCTGTCCATGTCGCAGATTGCGACGGAACTCGGCCTGTCATTGCCGCTTTCGATCAATCATCCGTGGATTCTTCAACTCGCGCAGAAATCAGGACTTCCGCTCAGCTTCAGTGATTTGCTCGGCAAGTCTGGGCGATTTGATGGCAATTCAACGGGGCAGAGCACAGGCGGAAGCCCTCCGTTTGCCAACTTCAACTGTCCGTTTTTTGGCGGCATTCTGGGCGCCTACAACACGGCTTTCCCGACTTCTGGCCAATGCCAGATGACTGCCAGCACAACACCGGCACCGAACTGGTCAGGAAAAATTTTCGTCAAGAACAACACAACCGGCGTATCGGTCGTGATGTACAAGACGACTTGGCTCGGGAATCCGGTGTGGCAGGTAGATAGCAATCCGGCGAATCTCGTTCGGCTCGGCATAACAGACAATTTCACGATCACACCTTCCAACTAACGGGGATCACATGGATCAGCACATGGCCGCAATCGTTGAATTGCGCGAGCGCGTTCGTTCGCACGATGAAGATATCGCCCGACACGACAAGCACCTCGCGAAGCTGGATGAGACCGTGGCCGAGCTACGCACGGCAATCGCCACCGTCGCTACGAAGGACGACATTCACGCGCTGCGCAATCACATCGGCGAAAAGTTCGACCGGCAACTGAGCGAGGCGCAAAGCTCCATCCCCGGCAAGGTCGCCATCGTCTTCAGCGCGGGCATGTTCCTGATTGCGCTGGTGGGTCTCGTCGTCAACCTGATGAACGGCCATGGATGAGGAAACGGAAGGCCGGCTCGCGCTGCTCGACGACCGGCTAGACCACTACCTTGAGCGGCTGGAATCGCTTGAGCAGGAAAAGGCCGAGCAGCACAGCCGCATCATCAATTGGGCGATGCTCGGCCTCTTCGTGCTTGAGGTCGTCATCGGCATCGCCGAACTGTGGATGATGTGCCATGCCTAGCCTGATGCGGATTTACCTCACGTTCCGCAAGCCCAGGAACTTCCTTGTCGTCCTGATCCTGTTCATCGCCGTTTCGCTCACGCTGCACTTCGTGCTCGGCACGGATGCGGATCTCGGGCTGACGAACCTGATTCTCTCGATCGAGGCGTCGACGGCCGGCGCAGTGCTGATGGTCGTCGCGGAGGAATCGGCAGAGCTTCAGCGGCAGACGGTCGATTCGCAGGGTCGCATGCTCGCCGCGCTGCTCGCGATCGCAGAGGCGCAGCGCGACATGCTCACCGATCACACCGCGCTCTTACGCGCGATCCGGGAGGCGGATGAACGGCTCCTGAAAGCGCTCACCAATCCGACGGAGGAATGAATGGAGTACTCGAAAGATGGCCTGCACCTGACGGAGTATTTCGAGGCCGATGGAGGCCCGAAACTCGTCGCCTACAAGCCGCTTCCTACTGATCCATGGACCATCGCTTATGGCCACACGCTCGGCGTACACGAAGGCATGACATGCACGATGGAAGACGCTGAACGGTGGCTGCTGGAAGACGTACAGGACGCGTCGAACGCCGTGAATCTGTACGTGAAGCCCGGCATGACGCAAGAGGAATTTGATGCTTTTGTCGATTTCACGTTTAACGTCGGCATCACCGCGTTCAGGACATCGACGATGCTCGCGAAGTTCAACTGCAACGACGTGCAGGGCGCGATCGGCGAGTTCGAGAAGTGGGATATGAGCGCCGGCCAGCACGTCGCCGGGCTGCTGCGCCGTCGCAATGCTGAGCGCGCGCTCTTCACCCTGGGGGCCGACTTCTCAAAGGAAGCCCAGCCCGAACCGGAGGCGCAGCCGTGAATCAGACCTCTCCCTGGCTGACTGGCGCCGCAACCGTCACGGCAGTCCAGCTTGAGCCGCTTGTCCGTTGGGCTTTAACGGGCTTCCATGCCCCCGTCCCCGATGCCGTCCCGGGCGTTCTCGCCGCGCTGCTCTTCGCTGGCGGTCACGCGCTCATCAACCTGATTGCCTCGAAAACGGGCAAGCCCCAGCAGTAACCCTCTCCACTTCCAGAAGGAACTCGCATGAAAAAGATGCTGCTCATAGCGGCAGGGTTGGCCCTGTCCGCGTGTATCGCCGCGTGCTCGACCACGCAACAGGCCGACGTCGCACAAAAAGCTCAATTCCTCCAAATGCAAGTCGCCAAGGCCTGCTCCGTGGTTCAGCCGACCCTGCTGTCGGTCAAGGCAATGGAAGTCACGGACCCGGCACAGGAAGCCGTGTTCACGACGCTCGCGGATCTGAATGGCAAGGTCTGCGCAGCCGGCGCTTCGATCGATCCTTCGTCGGTCGCTGCGCTGGTGAACACGTCGATTCCGGCAGCGCTTCAGGTCGTCGCGCTCATGCCCATGGACCCCGCAACCAAGATGGGGGTTCAGGTTGGCCTGATCGCGTTTCAGACTGCTCTATCAGCTGCGCTGGTCCAGTACGGGCCTGTTGCGTCCACCCCTGTAGCGGCGAGCCAGTAATGGATTGGGCGGCCATCGCAACTGCGGCGAAAAGAGCGAACGCCGCCTACATCGAGGACGCCGCGCAGTCTCGCGCGGCTTTCTCTGCGCTCGGAGATGACTGGATCGACATCCACGCCGACGACAGCCATCAGGCCGTTCTATCCGTCGACGCAGCCGGTCAGACACACCTGAGCATCAGCGGCACGCGCGCGAGCACCGGCAAGCTTCTGGACATCTTCCGGGATGTCGAGCTTGCGCCGACGTCAGTGAAGGGCGGCACGGTCACGGCAGGCGTCGTGCAGGGCATGCAGGCGCTGTGGGATTGGGTGCTACAGACGGTCCCGGAGGCGAATACGATCTCGGTATGCGGTCACTCGCTCGGCGCGGCGCGCGCGCACCTGACGCCGCTGTTCTTGCCGGCGCCGCGCATCGGAGCGCTGCACAGCTTCGCCGCGCCGAAGTTCATTCAGGCCGATTTCTACCAGACCTACCATAACGAGCTTCAGGAGATGGTCTGTGTCCTGAACGGGCAGGACGGGTGGGCGAGTTGGGTATGGTTCGATCCGGACTGGCAGCACCGGCCGCCGCTTCAGCATGTGTGGCTGAGAGACGGCGGCTTTCAGATGGTGCTCGGGGATCTGTGGCCGGATGGCTGGCGCTTCTCCGATCACGACATGGACCTGTATCAGGCGAAAATCGAAGCGCTCGCCGCGCCGACTGTCACTGCGTCTGCACTGTAAAGCTGTCCGTCACGCCGTTCCGTATCAGGTCTTGCGGATTGGTTGTCGCTTGCCATACCGTAGTCTGCGCCGGAGAAGTGGCCTTAGACATGACCACGCTTACGCCGGTCGTGTTGTTCCTGAAAACGATGTTTCCGGACCAGTTCGGCAGCGACGCAAAATCCATCTGGACGTGAGAACTGTCCGGGAACGACGTGGTAACGCTGTATAGAGAACCGTCGAGAAACGGGGCGTTTCCGAACTTCACAAACACGCTAGGATCAGGCGCGTAATTCTGACCCGTCAGGTTCGCGTCATACCTCGCAACCGGCGCGCTCACCGGAGGCGGAGAACTCGCGGGAGTCGATCCGCCAGTGTTATTCCCATCCCCGCCACCACCACATGCAGCCAGCATAATTGCAGCCGCAAGCATCACCACCTTCGTTTTCATCTCGCCCCCCCGGAATTTGGTCAGAAGATATCACGGCTTCTGGAACTGCTGCATGTCTTTCTGCCTCCACGGCTGGTATTGATCGACTGGTGTCCAGTCCGGATCTACCCATTGATATCGGCCGCCATTGGAGCCGCCTTGAGCGGAACCTTGCGCGGATGACGAACCGAACCCTCCATATCCGCCAGCGCCTCCAGAGCCAGCGCGTGCGCCGTGACCGGCTCCGAGCTGGGCGTGAGCCTGCGTGATGGTGAGTGCGAGAACTGCTGCGATTGCGATATGCTGTTTGAAGCTCATGGTCGACTCTCCTGTAAGGGTCGGTTGTGGGTCAGGGGCGGTCGGCGTGGCTGCGCCGGTCGTCCCGCTTCTTGCTGTTCAAAACCCTGCGTAACTCTTTGATTCAGGCGTCGCGCTCGACCAACGCGAACAGCTTTTCGATTGAGTTTGCAACTGTGGGTATCGCCAGATTGAATTTCGGTCGAAATTTGACGATGTATTTCGCTTCCATTTCATTCAGCCGGCTTTCCGGGCATTCAACGATGAAATAGGCATCGAACTCTTTCAGTTCGTCGTTCAGGTGACTCCCGATTCGCGTATGGCAGTTGACGGACTGACCGACATATACGATTTCGCGCTGGTGGATCAGGAAATAGATTCCGCACGTCTTCTTGACAGGCTTGGCGAGTCCAAGCACATACTCGGGCGTCAGCGTCCCGGCAAAACCCAATCCCTCCGGCACAACGGGCGCTGCTGGCGCTATTCCGAGCAAGTCGTTCATCCTCTGTGCATATCGAATCGCAACCTCGCGATTCCGTCCTATCGCCCGCGTCTTCTTTTCTACGGGGTCTCGGTACACGTAATAGCCGGGCCTCGGTTCGTGCAGGTTTTGGGGGAAGTCCGCTTTTTCTTGTGATCTCGGGCGCGCCATGTTTGCCTACTCAGAAGTTACACGAGGCATCCGTCAAACTCCGCCTTCATTACAGGTTCGAGTCCGGTCCCCGGCACCAAAACTATATACCGTTTTCTCCTTAGCGTGTAGTTTTCTGTGTAAACAAGGGGTTGGAAAAACCCTAATGGGTATACGTACAGTATGGATTTACCGCCGTGTGTAGAAATTGGGTAGACTTGCTCCACATTCCACACACACAGCACTCCACACATGGCGTCTATCACCCTTCAGCCGAACGGCAAATGGCGCGCTCAGGTCTACGTGAAAGGCGAGCGCGACACGCAGGTATTCCGCACGCAGCGCGAGGCGAAGGCGTGGGGAGCCGCGCGGGAGGATGAACTACGCAAGCGCTCCACACTCGCGCCGGCGGACGCACACACGCTGCGCGAGGTTCTGAACCAGTATCTGGAGGACGTGACGGCCAAGAAAGAGGGCAGCCGGCACGAGTCGATGCGCATCAAGTCGTTCCTGCGCGATTTCCCGGAGATAGCCGATCTGACGCTCGCCAACGTCAAGACGCCCGATCTGGCGAAGTGGCGCGACGTTAGGCTGAAAACGGTCTCCAGCTCGACCGTCAATCGCGATATCAACTGGTTGCGGCACGCGCTGTCGATCGCGCGCGACGAGTGGCACTGGATGACGCATAACCCGTTCGCCGGCTTCCGCTTTCCGAACGATCCGCCGCCGCGTGATCGCCGCGTGACGCCCGCAGAGGTCAAGGCATTCTGCCGGAAGTGCGGGTACGTAAGCGGCCGCGCGCCTGCAACCAAGACGCAGGAAGTCGCCCATGCGTTTCTGATCGCGCTGCGCACGTCGATGCGGGCCGGGGAGATTGTGTCGCTCGGGAAGGATAACGTCGACCTGAAGAAGCGCACGGCGACGCTCGAACACAAGATGCAATACCTGACGGGGAAGCCGCGCGTCGTTCCCATGACGCGGCACGCAGTGCGCCTGCTGAAGCCGTTGATTGGTCGGGAAAGGTTCTTCACGGTGACGGCTGCCTCGCTCGATACGCTGTTCAGAAAGGAACGTGACCGGCTCGCCGTCGGCATGCCGTCGATCGCGTCGCTGCACTTTCACGACACGCGCGCCGAGGCGCTAACCCGGCTGTCTCGCAAGGTCGATGTGATGACGCTTGCGAAGATCAGCGGGCATAAGGACCTGAAGATTCTTCAGGAAACGTACTATCGGGAGTCGGCCGAGGATATCGCGGCACGTATCTAGGCCGGCTGAAGCGCGGCGTCGATCTGCTCGACCGGGATCAAGCCACACTTGTTCAGCCTGAACTGGCCGGCGCGGACCATCTTCGACACCGTGTGTCGGCTCAGCCCGAGCATTTCGGCCGCCTGGGTGATCGTCACCTGACACGGGCGCGGGTGGCGCTCTGCGTAGAGCTGGACAGCCTTCGCTGCGATTGTCAGTTCGTTATTCACGCTGCTTCCTCGTAGTGCTCGGCTTGACCACACCTGACCATGGCTCGGAATGCTTCTTCAAGGTCGTGAGTCATCTTCGGCCACCAGATGCATTTGTGATCGCGATACTCTGCGTCCTTTGCCTTCTCGACGTCCTCATCGGTCTTGTGTGCGCGTTTGGGCTTTGGCGTTTTCTTGACAGGCAAAACCGGTGCTTTACCTGCCTTCCAGAGGGGCGTATCTTTGCTGCGCCCTCCGTTCTTCCTCCACCCGACGATATGGCATATCCCCTCGGAACTAAGGCGCCTCAGAAGATCATTTGCAGCGTTGCGGGTTATGTCCAGTGCGGAAGCTATAAAGGCTGAATCCATGGGCTCATCGGTAAGCACGCTCTTGAGTCGGTTTATCGATTCCTGGTGAAAATCGGGGCGCTTTAGACCCATCGACAGCCCTTTCTTGATAACAGAGTATTTTGGTCGGCCAAGCATCTCTGCCACGTGCTCGATCATCTTGGCGATTTCGTAGTGTTCCCGCATAACGGATTCTTCGAATTCAGTCCAACGCTTTCCCATGTCACGCTCCCTTCTCGGATAATGCGATAGCGGCGTCGATCCAACGGTCGATGACTTTGTCGAAGAAACCTTCATCGGCTTTGGAATCTTTGACGACGGTAAGTACGAGCGTCTGGCCGTCCGATTCGTCCATTGACACGCAGCGGTCCGCAATCGCGCGATACCGCTCCGCATCCTTTGCATTCTTGTTGGCTGCAATGCAGGCGTCCTCGTACTGAGCGCGCAGCGAGAGTTCTTCGCTGTCAGCGACAGGGGCGGCGGAAACTGCGGCGTCCCACTCACGACGCAGTTTGTCCATCAGCGCACAGTCGTCATCCCTCAACGTCTTGCCAATGTTCTGCGCCCAGTTGAACATCACGTTCGCCATCTGCGCGCCGACGTGCTTCAACGGCTCGGCGCCATTGGAAGCGATTCGGGCTTCGAGTTCGGCGATGCGCGCGGCTTGCTGCTCGATCAGGTCTGGGTTCGTGCGCCTCTGCCATGCCAAATCCCAATCGAATTGCATGTTGCTGGTGTAATGCTGGCTCGGTCCCGTAGCGCCGCAGTCTTGGCACATTGCAAAAATGTTGATCGCGGGTTGCCCTTGGTATCCGATCGCCGTCCGGCTCGACCCGCAGAACGGGCACGGCAGCAGTTTCGTTGCGTCAGTCATTTGGATTGCTCCGATTCGCGCAGAAGGGCGCGGATACCGACAGCCGTTTTACCAAGCCCGTTCAGTTCGTATGTCATTGCGCAGGCTTCGAGCGCTGAACGAACATCATCCGTCAGCGCTTTCGGCTCGCTGGCGGGGTGGGTGAGAAGGGCGCGCAGCGGTGATTTGTGAATGTTGTGCTGAGACGCCATGCCAATCGCCCACTCGATGGCTTTGCGTTGCACGTTGGTAAGACTTGGCGGCGGCTGGCGAAACAGCGGAACTACGTCGGCATCGCCCTTAAACTCGTCGCGCACGTGCTCCCACAAATTCTCATCAGCGTCATGGAGAAAGTGCGCCACCGGCTCGCCTGCCGCCGCGTCGGATGCGCGGGCTTGCCGCGCGAATATCGCGAAGTCGCCTAGACGCTCCAGTCCCTTCTCTGTGAAATGCTCGATGCCTGCGAGCTTTGCCCATCCTTCGATTTGCTCGCGCGTCACCATGTCCCGCGCTCCCGCATCGACGGCCGGCGCCACTGCTGCGGGAGTGGTGTTGGTTTCGGTTTTCATACTGCCTCCCAAAGTAATTTCTGGCCGCGTAGTGCGGCATCAGTGTCAATTCGCGGACGCGCCGGCGTATTCCAGTTGCCACCGCCGCGCTCTCCAATAACTTTCCAGCCAGCTGCGCGGAGACTTGCGCCGCCTTCTTCCGGAAGCGTGTATGTGATCAGGCGTCGATAGCCCATCGCCTTCGCTGCCCGCCATTCCGCGCCATACAACATCGAACAGACATTCCGCGTCCCATCGGTGCAGCATCGATTCACTTCCAACGTCAGGCCGTCGTCGTTGCCGCGCGCTACCGGCCTGCCGATGATCGCTACACCGCGCACGACCGGCGCACGCGTCGCAATCAGCCAGAGCGACGTGTCTGCGGCCGCAACGCTGAATTTGTGGCCTCGACTGGCTTTGTGATGCCGGTGAAACTCCTCGACAAACGTGTTTGCCTCTTTCAGCGAGATCGGAACGACCGTCAGCGGCATGGTTATCGTTGTCCTTGCGGTAGATCAGATCAGCGCTGCTGCGAATTCCATGCCGAGTTCGGCTGCCGCATGGGATTCGACACGCTGGACGAACTCCGCGAATTGCTGCTTGTTCATCTGGCTAGTGCCGATCGGAACCAGACCGCGCGGGCCGTCTTCCTTCGGTGCAAACAGATCCTTGTAGTGGGCATACCAGGCGTCTTTCGAGAACCGCTTGCCGTCCAGTTCGACCTGTTCGGCAATTTCGGTCAGCAGCGCCCACAGCAGCCGGTTCTGCTCGCCTGAGCGCTTGGCGTTGTACTCCGTGATCTCGACTTGCATCGGCTTACCGCAAGCCGCCATAGGCCCGGCAAACGCCTTTACGTGATCGACCATGCGCTGAGCGATTTCCTTGTTACGCAAAACGAAGATTTTGCTCATGCAGCAAGCTCCGAAAGTTCGCGATGCAGAGTGTCAACCTCGCCGAGGAACTTCACGAGTTCAGCCTCGTATTCCTTCATCTCGGCCTCGTCGCGCTCATACCGGACGATGAACAGTTGAAGCTTCTCCGGCATGCGCGGATCGAACGATACGAAATCAGCGAAGTCCGCGCCTGTGACGTACAGGTTGTGCAGGACTTGCGGCTTGTACTCGGTGGGCACTTTCCCGCCCGTCAGGTACTCGATGTGCGTCGCGCTGAGCGGGCACTTCGTTTCCCATATGCCGGTCCTGCCGCCTTCTTCGAGCAAGCCATCCAGAGAGCAACCCGCCATCACATCGGGCAGGTAGATAAATCCCATCTCGGTTACGAGATTTCCGGTCTTGCACTCGTAGGTCATGCGGGCGAAGGGTTCGTTGTCGATACCCCATTGCATCGCGGCATTGACGAAGCCGCCAGCTTCCGGCTTTCCGGTCAGACGCTCAATGACCAGTTGCGTTCGGTAGTTACGCCGTGCTGCTGCCTCGCCGGTCTTGATCTTGGCGAGGATGTCCTTGGCTCGGGAGCCGGTTGCCCGTCCTGCCCGGTCTGCAAGCCATTCCGGGCTTCCCTGCGGGTTCGCGGAGATAATCAGGTTGTCTCTCATGCTTGCCCCGCTGCCTTGAAATCGGCCAGCTTGCCGGACACTGCGGCCTTGACCTCGTTGTATGAGGCGAGATCGTTCGTCGCGCTCAGTTCTGGCGTCGCTTCAGCCCATACAGCCCGAACGTCCGCATCCGTCTTTGCGCTCTTGACTTTCTTCAGCCACTTCTCGACGAGACCGCGCGGCGCTGCGCCTCCGGTATTTCCATCGGTGTCGTCGTCCTGCTCGGACAGGCCAGTGATTGCCTTCAGCGTATAGCGTTCCAGGTACGTTTTAGTGCTGGCGCGCGCCTGAATCGCGTTCTTCGCACCGCCAGCGTCGGGAGGGCCGCCCATCGACACGCTTTCCTCGTGCCCGTTGACATGACGCAGGTAGCACGTGACTTCCATCCAGTCCTTATCGTCCTTCGTGAGCTTCCACGACGACGACAGGCCGTGCCGCGAAAGGGCGGGCGTCACTGCATTCACCACGTCGTGCAGCTCGGCGTAGCTCTTGCCCTTCAGCGGTCCATCCGTCACCTTGCGACCCTTCAGGATCATCACGGCTTCAGCCTTGAATGCGGAGAATGCTGCGTCGTAGGCTTGTTTCGCCTGCTTGGCTTCCCAGCGCTCCTGAAGGGACATCAGGCGCTCCAGACGGTCCAGATCAGCGCCGCTCTCGACGGCGATACGCAGCAGATCGGCGGGCGTTGCCGTGACAACCTGAGCGCGCGGTGCAGCCACAATCGCGCTAGGCTTCAGTTCGGCTACGTCGTAATCCGTCACTTGTTGTGCTGCCATATTCATTGCTTGCTCCTCATATGCGTTTAGGACTTCCATCGCGTCGCTCACGTCTCGCCTCGCGAATAGTGTTGAGTAGCGCGACCGAGGTCGCCCATCAGGTCTACGGTACTCATCAGGCATGCAGCCGCAAAGAGGGCGAGGGCCACGATGATCCACAGGCCGACCAGTTCGGCGATGGCGCGGGCGAGTTTCATTTGTGTTCCACTCCGCAATACATGCAGACCAGCTTTGACGGGAACGTGAACAGTTCCTTCGTCTCTCTGTCGCGCACCAGACCAGCAAGAATGTGCGGATCGTTCGGCTTGTTCAGTTCGACGTATTGACCGTTCGCGCATCTCGTTTCGCTGCAAAGCTTGTCCATACCGGAGCTGCCAGCGCGCGAGTTCTCGTGTCGCTCGCGGCCCCAATCGCCACCCCATTCGGTTTCACCGTCACGCAGCGCGTAATGCCATGCATTGCCGCGCGGATGCTCCCTTTCGAAACCGGACCAATGTCCCGTAGTCCAGGACGCGATGATGTTCTTCTGGTGCGAGTGCTCGACATACAGGCAAACCGGTGCGGGCTCGAAACCGATAAAGGCGATGTCGTATTCGCCGTCGTCGGGCAGCCATTCACCGTTTGCATAGCGGCGCACTTCTCCCCATGCCGTATTGAACACATTCGGCATTGGCCGGAATTCATAAACAGGACGATTCATCTCACCATCTCCCGAAGAGCACGCGCCCAATCGCCAGCATCACCGGCGCGATAACGAAGCCGCCAAGGATCAGCCCGGCGACGACGTAGCCAAGCGTCTCAGCCGCGTTGCGGATCGCGCTGCGCTCTTCGAGGACCGTCAGGCGTGCGCCGTGGCCGAAGGCTTGTTCGAGCGTGCGCGGGATAACGAAGCGCTCGCGTTCGATCTCTTTAAGCACGGTCATCTCCAGAGGGTCACTAGAACCAGCGCGCAGATAGCAGCGGTCCAAAAGCCTGCGTTGAAGGCGAGCGCTATGTCAGTGAAGCCGGGCTCGTGCTTGTCTCGCCATTGGCGCCTACGGTGAAGGGTCGTCATTTCCATCACTCTTCTTCCTCGGCGGCATTGGTGCGCGCCAACTTGCCGTCACGCACGCAGTACTCGACGCCAACTTCGATACCCTCGCCGGCATAACCGACCGCGACGCGGAACCGTTTAGACTTCGAATCCCACCAGGCGAGTGCAATGCAGCCGTCCTCGCCGACCTTGGCGGTACATTCAGTTGCTGCCGCCATGACGATCGATTTCTTTCCACTGGCCGCGAGCTTGCTGGAGTCGCCACTGGCCGCGAGCT